CCCCAGTAGCTGCTTCGCCAAGCCTGTCAAATGATAAAAATTCTGCTTGTTTTTTGAGAGCAACTGCGGCATCTTTATGTGCCTTTAGTAATCCGTATCCTGCTCCAATGAGCGCCCCAAAGACCCCACCCAACGCAAACCCAACACCTATCCCCCCAGCAATTCCTCCATATCCAGATGTTTCAAACGTAGCTTGCCCCGCTTCCTCTGCGGTCATTCCTTTTCGTCCCGTTACACCCTTAACATATTTGGATTCGACCTCTTTCCCATATATCATATCCAGTATTTTTCTACCAGCCAAAGCTCCGAGCTGAACCCCAGCAACAGCAACAAGGGATTTACCAGCTAACCTACCAAGCCTTGCAGCAGATTTTGGGGTGAAGAAGCCCCCAACGCCCGTCATCCCCTTTCCCTTCCCAAACTTCCCCATCATCCTAGACGCAGGGCTCTTTCTGAACACGTCTCCAAAGCCCCCCATAAATGTCGTCGCGGCAGCAGCGGTCTTCCCGCCACCAGCTAGTACTTCTGCCTTTTGAGCGGCAGCCAGTATCGCTGAGGATTTCGCTAAAGACCTGAAGGCTTCTGCTGCCTGCATCGCAGCAAACCCAATCATAGTAATAGACATCATGGAGCTTTGGAAATCACTGAAGTCTAGCATTTGAATAGCAAATACCGTACTGGTAACAGCTCCCATTAAGTTCATCATTGCCATTGATCTGGTTTGCATATTTTGCTGGTCCTGATCTGCGGCATGGCGTGACTGGTCAGTGTGCTTATTAACAGCACTTGTATCTTTTTTCATCGCTGCCTCATGAGCCGCCAAGGTAGCGCCGGTGGCTGGGGTACGGGAGCCAAAGCCGAAATTCGCCGCAGTCATACCGGTTTTAAACGGAATGCGACCCCCGGTCTTAAATCCTCTTCGGCCAACATGGCCGCCGGTTGCTGCGGGCATTCGTTGTGCGAACTTAGCTTGTGGCCTGTATCCTGCATTTAGGGCCTCCTCAGCAATACTTTTTTTAACTATAAAAGTTCCGGGAGCAAGATCAGCTTCAACCGTATCCCTATTACCTGTGCCCGGAACCCTTGAAACACGGCGAGGATCAACGTCAAAGAGAGTATTTATATTGCCACCAGCTATTTGCTTTGCACGCCGAGGATCAAGGCCCTGAATCTGCAATTCTCCCGGCTGCAAGACAGCTTCTAATCTTCCTTCTTCATTAAACGCGTAACCACCCGTTTGAACGCGGCTCCTGTAGTCTACCGTTTTGCCGCCCGAGCCGACCGCTTGGAACTCAGGGTCCAGCAAAATCTCCTGCACTGTTTGGGAAATATAGGTCTGGACCTTGCCTTTCATACTAGCCAAAGTTTTGGGGTTAAATGTGGCCTTCGCGTCAATCGGCCCCTTGCCAAGATTTTTAAAATATCTCCCCAAAATACCCGGAGAAGTAAAATCAAATGTAGCATTAGCATTGCGTGGGTCCATTTGAGCTTCGTCAACATCTTCCCTTCCCCAAGGAACTCCAGCTTTACTAAGAGCCCCTTCAAATATATTTCCTACGATTTGATCAATGTTGATCTGCTTTAAGTCATCCGCTAAAGACCCCTGCATCGTCGTGCCTAAGTTCCTTAGAATAACGCGCGCGCCTTGATTGACTGCCTTGTGAACGCTACCATGGATAGAATTCTCTAATTCGTGGCTTCCTGCTCCAGAAAGGCTCCTTGCCTGTAACATATATTGAAAATTTTCGACACCTCCAAGACCAAGCATCTTCTTCATCGACGTTACCCCAGTCTGTGATAATTTCTGGGGCCCGCCTTTCTTTCTGCTGGTTATCAAGTTCTGCTTAGCGCCACTCGATGTCTTCGGTGCCTGCTGCTGCAATCGAGTGATTCTGCCAACCTCAGCGTCAATAATGGTGTCGTCTTTACCACCAGTGAACGCTTTCATACCACGGAGGATTTTACTGATTTGAACACTTCCCATGAGATTTTCGTGAATGGTCCGATGGTGCCTGCCTACGCCTTTCTGATCGGATCTGGCCGGTTCGTTTGAAGCTCGAAGGAAGACCGCCCCATAGTTTGTGGGAACTTCTTGTACAATTTTCTGGTGTATTTTTTGAATCTTTCCTTTTCCCATACCACCAGCAAACTGCCGGGTGCGGTTCAAGCGATCACGCCTCACTGCGGTCATTCCCGCCACTTGGCTACCTATCGGGATCAATTTACCGCCGTGGCCTGCCATGCCTCTGCCTTGCCCACCCGGATCATACCGGGACGTGGGACTCTTAGGCGAGGGGCGACTGATGATCGGAAGGGCATGCTTACCGCTTATCATAGGAACCCGACCACCTCTGCTAAATGGAGTTCTTCCCCCTCTCCTTACAGCCCCGCCTCCAGAGAACCCTCTTCCTCGGGGGCCCATTCTTCGGGGACCTCCTCTAGAGCCTCCACCATAGCTTCCGCCATAGCCCATCGCACGCATACCGCTTACGGCTCTCTCAAGTCGATTCAAAGAATCTCTCAATTGTTCCATTGACGGCTTAAGGCCATGCGCAAGGGTGTCTATATGTTTCATCAAGCCCTTCATGGATGTATTTACCATTTGGAGATTTCTAGTGTTGGGAGAAAGGGCAGACGTATTGTTTGTTAAGGCGTTAACAATGTTTGTTTGATTCCCCACGGCGGCTCCTCCGCCCCTAGGTCCTGCAACAGCACCACCAACTCGGGCCCCCAACCCTCCGGCTCCGCCCATTCCCTTGGTAGAGCTTACAAATCCCGCTCCAAAAGCAACCATTCCCTTGGAAAGTTTGGTAGCTGCCAGAGTGGCTAGTAAAGGCAACAGTGGCCTCAGGGCATCTGCCATATCAATGAAAGAGCTTGCCGTATCAATGGCCATCTTAGCCAGATTCTGGAAGGTTTTTCCTTCACTAACCTTACGAATAAAATTATCCCATTTGGAACCAAGACGTTCAAACGACTTAGCCAACGGTTTCAGTCCAAGCTCCACATCTTTACCCAGTCCTGCGGCTGCTCCTTTTTGGGCCTCGGACAATGCTTTTTCTGCTTTCCTGAATTCACGAATAGCCGGAATCAACTTACCAACCTGACGCATACCACCCAATTCTTCTGTGATGGCGGAGAGGGTAATAGCATCTCCTTTTTGGATGATCTTGTCAAGCTCTGTAGAAAGTTTTTTAAACGATTGAAAGAGACCAACAAACTTGCCATTGGCATCTGTAAGATTAACACCGAGCTCTCGTAGCATTTCAATAGTTCCACGGCGCTGAATTCTAGTAAAGATAGTTCTTAAGCCCGTAGCAATCGTTTCTGCTGATTCACGCGTAGTAGAACGAACCGCAGTAAAGACAGCAATGAATTCTTCAAGAGCTTCAATAGGTTCTTGTGTTTGTTTCGCAGCAAGGGCGAAGACACCACCGGCACGCCTAATGGCAGCAACCATGTCCTGTGATTCAACCGCAAATTTCTTAGACACTCGGTTCAATGCCCCAAGAACCTGTTCTGATTCAGAAGCTGCAATTTTAAATTGAGCAAGGGCAGCTATCAGACCTTCTGCCGTATTTTCCATTGTGCCAAAGGTGGGAGCGAGGCTAGATCTAGCAATAGCTTTCATAGATGCCTCTACCTCTTTGAGGTTTTGGCCTGTTTGAGCAAATAATCTAGCTACATTTGAAAGTTCATTAGCGTCGATCCCCAGCGCAACCGAAACATCCGTAACTGCCTTCTTAAGACCGACAAGCCCCTTCTGGGTCTGACCAGTAATCTGCTGAAGCTTGATAAGAGATCTTTCAAACTCAAGAGCTTTCCCTGTGGATTCAGTTATTGCCGCCCCCAGCCTGAAAACCGTAGCCGTAACAATACCTGCTGCGGCAAATCTCTTAAAAGTCAGAGCCGTTTCGCGGCCTAACATATGCATTGCACCAGTGGCCTGCTGAGCGCTAGATTGAATTCCTTTTAAGCTAGCATTAAGTTTCCCTGCTCCAGCCCCTGTCCTCTGAAGAGCATTTCCTGTTTTTGTTGCGGCAGTTCCTACCGACTGCACATGTTTTTGTGTAGTAGCGGCGGTGTTTCCCATCGTTTTAATTTGTTTGTTGAGTTGGGAAACTCCACGAGTGCCCTTCGTTTGAAGATTAATAGGAACATTGATGCCAGCAAGCTGGGTTTTGATAGTGTTAGTGATAGCCTGAATATTCTTCGGCCCTTGAAGAATTACATGGGCATTAATATTAAAAGCCATTTTGCACTAACCTTAAAAAAAAATGGCCATACTATAAGACAGACATGTCTAACAAGTATGACCACTTGTCCGTTTTTATTCTTCAGATGCTTCGTCGGCCTCAGCACCTTCAGACTCTTCTTGTCCGGTCTCGGCTTCCTCCTCGGCTACTTCTGCTTCGGGCTCAGCCTTCTTCTTCTTTTTGGATGCAGCTTTCTTTTTACGCGGCTTTCGTTTCGGCTTCTCTTCTGCAACTTCTTCTTCTGAGTCTTTAGCCTCATCTTTTTCAATAACGGGCTCTCCAGCGTCATCCAAAAATGGACTAAAGTCTACATCATAATCTCCGGCATCATTGACCTTTCTTCCTTCTGTGTCTACATGCTCAAATTCTTCATCGTTAATCCACTTGACAAGACTTCCAAACTCATCAATATGACGCCCTTCTTTGTCAATGAGTTTGCCGTCTTCATCCACCAGTCGATAATCATCATCAACAAAATTAAATCGCTTCAAAAATTGGTTTTCTGGAAGCTTTTGATCAACGTTGTCGCTTCCGGAAAGAAGGTAGTAAAAATGGGATGCTCCAGTCAGCGCAACTGGGTCATCCTGATTTAACAAATAGTCATCCAGCCCATTTGCAAAATACCCCTCTCCAGTATCATCATACACCAAACAAGTAGCAAAAAGGTAGTTGAAACGCGCAGCATCAGCCTTACCTTCGCATGTATTAGAGTCCAAATCTGTTCGGCTGGAAAGTAGAGTAATCATGCTTTCGCGGGCTTCCCCCATCTCTAGAGCAACCTTCTTTGCGTTAGCAAGACGGATACCACCCTTTTTCAGTTTAAATTCCCCATCAAGAATAGATTGCCGCAAATCTTGATACTCCGTTTCCCGACTATCACTCCAGAGCTTTCTTTTGCGAAGCTCTGATTCGAGCTGTTCTCGCAGCATATCTCCTCTTTGGAGAGCTTCATTAAAGCTCTTAGAGCGAAATTCGTTTGCTTTTCGAATCTCATCTACCTTCGGCCTCCGAACCGCATACATTTTTCCTTCTACTTCAAAACTTGTTTTGTTTTCATCAGCCATTGTTATACTCCTCATTATCCTTGTTTTTTACAATAAAATTAGTTACATATCTATTCCAAGAAATACTATACTGAGATATCTCGCTATGAGCTGCTCTCGAATTGGAATTTCCTAGGTCTAAGATTTTCGTTCTTGCTTCGGTCCAGTCCTCCCTCCATTCCCTTTCTTCTTCTGTTAATTCATTATAGTGAACTCCATGCCCCCATAGTTCTCCAAAAAATTCCTCGATTATGGCAAGGGAGCCTATGGTAGTAGTATCAAATTTCTTTTTTATGTTATTAAGTAGTCTTTTTTTAGAAGAATCTTTATATTTGTCTTGCCTAGCCCCCCTTCTCTTAGAATGTTCTTTATCAAAATTAAATTCTTTCATAATATTTACCTCTGTCCTTTCACTTGTTCCACCATCTGTTTGTGTAAGGCCTGTTTGACATCCACCAATTCCGACTCTTTCATTCCTTGCTCCCCTGCTTGATGAGCCTGCTGGAAACGACTTTTTAGCCTGTGTTTATCGGTCTCTTCATTAACGGAAAATATATCATGAGCATCTTCTCCGCTACGAGCCATAACAAATATTTCGTCGCCCTTTTTATCTGCCAACTCATCAATTCTCTTTTTGTTTTGTTCTTTCTCCCTCTTTCGATTTTCAAATATCATCCACCCATCAAACATGTCATCATCATCTATTACGGATTGTTCAGGGCAATCGGGGTGCTGGGCAGCATTATCATACATCTTGCAAATACCTACCATGGCTCTTTGGTATGCATTCAAATGAGAAGATGGAATAATAACAGCCTCATTCTGACTAGGACCAAACATATTAAGCATAGGATTTCCAAACAGATTTTGTTTACTAACCATCCAATAGCTTTGCCACGGCTCGTTTCTAGAAACTTCCCTCATCTGTTCCTGCGTAATGCCATCCATTTCCCTTGCCTCATAAGCGACTTCCATCAAAGTAGAATCTGCGCTACCAAAGTCTTTTTCATGATACATACGATTATTGTCTTCATCAAAAGTACATACAGCAGCTAAGAACTCATTTCTAACGGCTCTATGATGGTACTCCCAAGTCATTGGATTCATTGAATACTTGCGAAGCATCGCCTCGTGTATGGCCTGTCTTGTTCCCTTGATTTTTCTTCTTATTGCAGCCACAGTTCGATCCTCACCCCTCTTTTTATACAGTAGTTCTTTAAGATCCTCTAAAGCCTTGTCCGACTCTTTCATATTGTTTTCGTCTTGATGTGTCCATATACCCTTCTCATTTAGATGTTCTTTAGCTTCTTCTTCGGATAAAAGCTGTTTAAAAGAAGCACGAATAGAATGCTCTAAAGCTATCTCTTCTGACAAAAGTAGCTGCTCTGGAGTGGGGTTGATTATCTTGTACCTTTTTTTTTCAAAAGTAAAAAAGGTGATTCCCGACAACAGCTTTGCAGCAATCCTGCTCCTTTCATGATCTTCCATAAGTCCTTAACCATTTAATTGTTATTGTGATGCCAAACGTGCTGCCTCATAAAGCCCATTGGACACTGCAAAAAGCGGCTCCTCGGCATGTTTAATTTCTGAAATAGGAACGGGAAACCCTTCTTTCGTAAGTTCCCGAAGTCTTTCTACAAAGCCAAGAACCATAGAAGTTCCTCCCGCAACTACAATAGGCATCTCCATTGTTACATTAGGAAGTTTCTTTTTAGGTGTGTTTTCATAAAGCTCTTTGAATTTTTCTATAACATAAGAAAGCAATGCCTCATAATAAATAGATATTGCTTTCTGGATACCGTGAGTAGAATCGTAAAGGCTAAAGTCTGCCTTTTCCTTGATTGCAGTAACAACGTTATTAGTCTCGTCAGTGTGTTGTGCTGCATGAGAGTCAATCCAGTCGCCCCCGCGACTCAAACTAAAAGCAAATACGGGTATTCCCATGAAAGAATAGACAATATTGCACATACCAGCACCAAAGCTCATTCCAATTCCAGTATACTGGGTGTCGGCTAATTCGGAATATATAACAGCCAGTGCTTCTGTCATTACATTGATATTTTTATATCCCAAATCAGCAAAGACTCCGTGTAAAACTTGTTTGTGATATTCTACATCAAAATCAGCATCAATTGGTTGTGCAGGAACACAATAATAAAGCACATCATTTTTATTCTGTGCCTTTCCCGCGACTGCTCTAACAAGCTCAGAAACCATCATGTTAGAAACGGGTTGTCTCGGATTTAAAACCCCTTGTGACATAGGACGTAAACATTCCTGATGAAATAAATTTGCAAATTTAAAAGCATCATCACCCAAGACATAAAGATCCTCTCCCACTTTAACATAATGGGCACCTGCATTCTTTAGCATATTTTCACCAAATGCATTAGCAGAACCTTCTAAAAATTTAGATGGATTAAGTTTAAAGAAAGCATCTCGCACCTTTCTGAATTTTTTAGAATCTCCTTCGAACTCGGCACACGAAATAAAGCCAGTGCCAATATCAATGCCAACAGACCTCTGTGCGCTGGAAGCGGCACCTTTCTTTTTTTCATTCATTTTAATTGTCTCACATACTTTGGGGTGATACGAATGTATTATATTCCCATCATAGCTGGAAATTTCGCCCGATGACGACGCTTCTGTTGTTTCCTTTGGCGTCAAAGAGGGCTCAGCCTTAGAAGGTGGCAGAGATGGGCTTCCTTGTATTTCAACAAAAGCCTGTTGATATCCTGACATCCTTTCAATTCTTTTTGGGGTGTTCATGAACCTCCCCTATCCTCTTGTCTCCAAACGAAGTCTCTATTTTAGGTGTTTCGTAAAAAACTTCAGCCGAACCATTTTTTAAATTAGGCAAGTCATCGGTAGAAGCATAGGTCCTTTCCTCTTTTTCCTTGCTGTGTTTTGTAAGTTTACCAAAATCAGTATATTTAGAGAGTGTTTTAATGGAAAAGTAAATCAGCCATGACGCCCCCAAGATTATAATAGCGCCAACGACCGCAGTTTTTATCAAATAATCTTCTATTCCCATGTAAAAACCCTATACCATCAAAGTCAGTAGTGTAACTTGCCTAATACTTGCCAAGGCTATCGCTGCCACTACTGACAAAAAAGGGAGGTAGCACAAAGGCTACCCCCCCTCAATGTCAACTCTTATGTAAAGGCACCATTATGCCGTCCAAGTGTCAATACCGCCTCGTGCGAAGGGAAGTCCCAGTCCGGTAAGATTTCCAGAGCCCAAGTAGAAGGGTCTCTGAGCCCACCAGTTGGTTCCGCTTTTGGAACCGCCGGAGATTTCCATGTCAGCATAGTGAGTAACAGTAAAGTCATTGAAGGTGGTATAGCTATAGGTTACCGTAGCATTTCCTCCACCCGCATCGCCTCCACCATAAGTCACAGAAGCAAGCTTGTTTTTCTTACCAAGCCAAACTCTTAGACCATCGCAGGTAGCAATTCGAATTGCTCTGTTGCTCAACGAGTTAGAAGAACCACACGATTCTGCCGTTCCACTACATCCGTCAATAGCATTTACCATGTCACCGCTAGAAGTGGTCACTTCAACGTCGCAAGTAACTTCGATTGGGAATGTAACTGGACGTGCATAGGCAACTTTTGCCCCAAGCTCAAAGAGCTCTTCACGAGCAACATCAACAGAAACAGTCACAGATTGAATGTGAGCTGTGTCTTTAAGGCCCGAATTATTGCGAGCATAAATACCCGGAATATCGCCGGGGAAGACCGACTTATCAGGATTAGAAGCCTGATCGTATATCTGACGATCAGTAGCAGCAGCGCTACCAGTACCAAATATAATATTCTCGCGTCGTTGAATGCCACCAGTTCCAACCGGAGCATCGTCATTACCAGAAAATCCGCCAGATACGTCCGTTGGGAAGTAAGTGGGATTACATTCGAGAGTGCTCGTAGATTGTCCCGAACCCCATACCTTGCTATTGCCAACAAGAGTAATATCTTCGGTAAAATTATCATCTACAGGAAAATTGTAAGAAATCGAAGTAGGATAAAGGCCTGACATGCTTACGAAAGTTCTAGCTCCAGAACCTTCTTGTCCAGCCGATTCCATAGCTTCATCCCAAATGCCAAGTTGAACAATACATTTGTTGGTCGATTGACACCGCTTAGCGAGTTGGGGGCCATCAGTCTGATCAGAAGTAGAAAGACACCAAAGAGGGATGTAACCATCCATAACTTTTGTCATTGTCACTTCAATATCAGGAGTTCCTTCGACATTCTCATAAATAGCAAGCTGACCAAGTTCAAACACTTGTTCCAAGTTGAATGTGGTGGTCAAACCAACAGACTGGACACCATGAGCTACTGTTCGATTACCGAGAGTAACACCGGCACCCAAGTCATCGTTGTTGTTCATTCCGACCGAGCCGGAGCTATTTTTGCCAAAGGAAACTTGCTGGATAGCATAATAGACTCTATTATTAACAGCCATTTAAACGTCTCCTAAATTATTTGGTGAATATAAGTTTCCGCAGACATAATACACCATTCTAGAAAAATCAAGGTAAAACAACTTCAAAGGTAGCCCTTACGGTACCCTCGTGGAGCCTAGTATCATAGGACTCCATCTCAGTTATATTCATATCAACTATTCTAGCTAAAAGGTATCTATATGTCCCGTTTGTAACAACATCGTCATAATTAAGTGGTGAAGAAACTTTCATACCCCTATAGTCTAGAGGGTAGGCACCACTGCCAATTAAAGTATCTGTATCAAATAACCATAATTGACTATCTATTTGATACGACAGTATATCAACAAGTTGATTCCTCCACCATCGAGATTCACCTACGACGTGAAAAACAACATCTTGTTGAGTAATTTGAGAGAGATCACCCAATTGATAAGGGGTAAACCTCCGTCTCGGAACGACCTCAAGGACTATCGCTGGCATTTGAACACGATGATTTGCCAGAATACCCCAAGAACCTGAGCCCGTAGCGCTATATGTAATGTCATCTACTCTCAATGAATTATATTGAAGTTCGTCCCACCAAGGGGCTTGGTCTGCTACATACACTTGGACATTTCTATAACTATATTCGACCTGAACAGTAGAACTTGTCGAAATGGCACTATCAAAAACCACCCTCCCAAGAGGGTAATTATAGTGATGCCCATATGTAGCGTCTCCAGTAGTATAGAGAGTGTCATCAATATATACACCCGAAATCTGTATTGGATCATAATCTGGGTAAGAACTTCCAGTTTCCCACACCCAATCTTTCCTTGCACCCTCCCAGACCTGTCCGTTTGTGTAAGAGGGGTCGCTTACAAGTCTTAAGGTATCAAAGTTTCCTCCAAAAGCACCAGAAGTAGGGATTTCTACGTTGCTCCACCCCCCTATTCCAAGTAATGACCAATCTAAAAACCATTTTAGATTATTTTCTATTTCAGAACTTAATAAACTTTCTCCTATATGGGAAACTTTATTGAATTTTGTATATGGTTCGCATGCCATCTATAATACCCTTGTCAATTCTCGCCTAACTATTATATCTATATCAGATACTATATTAGCAAGAGCCCTTGTAGCAAAATTGTCTCCTTCGGTTCCCATATACTGAGCAGGCACCTTCCATCCCCCCCCTCTTTTTATCATAATTCCAAGACCTGTACGACTTCCTTTTGTTTTAGGAACAAACTCGTAGCTAGATACTATTACAGCCCTCCCTTCCTTTAAGAGCCAACGCAGCCATTCTAAAGACTTGGACCCCTTTCTAGATGTATATGTCAGAACGGCTTCTCCCATAGCTAAAACATCTTCCCAATCAGATTGTAAAATACCTATATCTATTAACCCTAAGCTTCCGTGGGCTCCCCTTAGGTACCTGACCGAGATACTTTCTGCCCATTTCTCAATGATAGCACTTATTCTGGCTAGCCCGTCTGGAAGGCCAAGCTCCCCGCGAAGCCTCCCCCCTACAATAGCAGCATACTCCGGAGAAGCCATAATTCTAGCTCGAACCATTTCCCCCAAATTCCGTTTGATACTATTGACTGCCGCAGGAAGAACTGCCGAAAGCTTATTATTAATTTCCTTTAAAATATCTTTATGAAATTGAGCAGAAAAATTCTGAGCCAATCCTATTCTTGCAGTAAAATGGTTTTGTACCATTACATCACTCTTTTCCAATTACATATAACAAATTCACTATTTCCAAACCCTACAGGTTCTGGTTCGGAAATTCTTTGAAAGCGGTGATCCGCATACCCGGCAATATTCGTGGCCACCTGAATTTCTTTTGCTCTTTTTATTCTAGGAGTGGCTTCCTTCTTTCCCAACGTCTGTATAAGGCCGTCTGGGTTATTAACAGGAGTTGACATGTTTAAAAACTGTTTATAATCAAAAATAACAGCTAAATATATAGTCTCTGTCTGTATTACAGGTCGCCTACCAACGCCGTTGCAAGTTGGACAAACCCCACCAAAGGGAAAGGGGACAGGTCCCCCATTCTGGTATCGGTTTGATGACTTTCTGCCAATAGGATCGTATAAACAATTAGTGCAGCTCTCCCATTTTGTGATACCGTAATATAATGTACAGGGAACGGTGGCCCCGCTATCTTCCAATAAGGCTTTTATCGCATCATTAAAAAGATTTTTAAGGTCGCTGTTTATTATTCCCGCAAAGTAATTCTTAGCCATTGTACCCTAACTAGCAAGGACCACATTGAGATTGACAGGGAGGACATCCAGTAAATCTGGTATTATAGTTGGTGTTGACTACCCCAGTAGCCGTTACCGTGCCAGAGGGTACGGGATCAATCGTATAATCGGAACCATACCAACCCCAAGAGGTATCTCCGAGAATACCTGTTCCAGCAGCACGAGTAGCCTGAACTATTATAGTTCCTTCTTTCCCAAGGGTCCCAGCACCTTTCGGCTGAAAAATCATTACCATTTTATCACCTCTTTAAGTTAATAACCGTATTCACCTCTGTTACGGATTGGATTTTGTAAATCTCCTTCTCCCACACCCCCCAGCATACTTCGGGGATCAAACTTATTGGCAGCAAAGGGAGACATTACCGCTCGTATAATTTTCTTTCCTTCATAACTAAAGTTATATCGCTCTTTAAGCTCTTGAAACGCCTTACACGGACCTTCTGTGAGAAGTGTTGTTAGGTGCGAACCATAGGCAGATGTATTGATATGGGCTGGTCCAACACGAGCATTAACGCCCTGTAACAGAGCGGCATTTCTAAAATTACCTTCATCTGCTATGCATGCAGCCTTAAGAACCATGAAGGAAATAAACTCTTCTCCATCTGCCGGAGCCCCTGAAGATCCGGGGTCTGGGGCAATTGCATAGGTACTAACATTTACGGTATAAGCACTGTTAAAATTTATTTCTAGGGGTAAAAAATATGCTCCCGTGATGAGCAATTCTTCAAGTCTTTGCGTGCTATATCTAGTCTCGCTAACACCAGCGTCGTTTAGCATGGTTCTTAGCATCAGTAAACTCGTATTTTGCCAGCTCATATTATCTGTCCGTTACATAAAGGATGCCATCCCCTTCTAGAGTAGCACTAGAAGAGGTATTAACTAATATTTCTAACTTATAAGTGTTTCCCGTGGTTCCTCCCGAAATCCAGAAGGTAACAAGACTATTCTTACTGCTAACAGTAGAAGTTTCAATTCCAGTAGTCGCAATAGTAAGGTCCGAGGTGCTGCCATCTATTTTTTCTGAATTAACACTTGTTATACCAGCAACTGTTTCGCTTGTTCCGAGAACATTATTAAACTCCACACCGAACTTTCGGGTTTCAGTGGGTTGTTTTACTAATCTTTGGTTAGATAAAATTCCCATAAAATCACTTTCTTTTGTTTTCTTTTCAAATAAGCATTTAAAACAACTTTTAATAGAATTCCATAGTCTGCACATTTTGAAATACACCAATTATTTAGGTATGATCCATGTGGTGGCTCCAACATCGGTTGGAATAACCCAAGTAGTTTCAGCCTCGGCTGGAATCGTCCAAGTGGTAGGTCTGGCGGGGGTAGTCCATATAAAAATTTCAGCGTCACTTGATCTGAGGGTAGAGTTCGCTAAAAGAGTAACAATTGCATTTAAACTTGCTGATGGAGCAACTGCCTCTGCCTCCAAAATAGCAATCGCTTCCAGAACAGAGGAAGCCTTTACCGAGGAAATATCTAAAGCGGATATGGGTTTGACGGAAAAGGGTATTGCACCAAACACAGAAATCTCCTTTTAAGTATCTAAAAATAACATAAAAGCTTTTCCGTTTGCGGCAGCGGCGGGGGCAGCAGCGTCAGGGCACTCAAACCAAGCCTGATAAACGTAAAAAGTCACACCCATACATTCATCATCATAAGCAACAAATTCCAACCTTAAATTGTCATAATTGCTAATGCTATTGGCTTCTGACGTAGATAAATTGTGAGTAATTAATGCTCCCGGAGCAGAAGTGGCGTCTGGGGAAAAATTTTTTGTGGCTCTAGTTGTAGCCCCTTCCATTAACCTAATCCTCATTGCCGCACCAGCGTCAGCATCATCAACACGAACACGAGCTTTAAAAGCGTGACTACTCGACGAACTTGGGTCATCAACATCGGATAATCCAACCTCAAATTCTACACCATCGCCAGAACAGTCCCCGTCCTGTCCATTAACATTATCACTGCCAGCAGACGTTCCATCTATTTCTGTATATAGAGTATTGCTAGGAGCACCAGCCCCTGTCCATGCGTCACCCTGATTGGTAATGTCACTATCTGGCCTTGCGTATTGTGTCATTGTATATTAACCCTTACTTTAAGTCATTCCCTATAACAAAGCCATCAAATGCTCCTGTGGCAATCGCTATAAATCCATATACATCAGCCACGCCAGCAGGATATTCCGTTCCGGTTGGCGCGGTTCCTCCTTCTGCCCATCTGATTGCCCCATGACCAGCGCTTCCAAATCCCCATGTTACCGAACGGCTGGCAGTTCCATCCTGCTGAGTCCTGATCACAAATTTTTGTCCTTGTGTAACATTTGCCAAATAAAATGTAGTATTAGCCCCTAGCGTATGTGTGAATGTGGTACCTGCCGAAAGGTCGAATGTGACTACCGTTCCTCCGGCTCCGGAAACTATAGGGGTGCGAGGTCCTGTGCCATACAGGCCAGTCCAGAGGGGAGCACCGTCAACCTTTACCGTCGTGGCAATGAATCGACCTTCTTTGTTGTAGCCCTCATTGGCGACTCCCGACAGTCTAATTCCAGAGGCGCCACTAAACTGCACCACAGTGCCAGAACCGTCGTACACCGATCCCCCCGCCGCCACAAAGTTCTGATAGTATTCATCCTCAGTTGAGTTAATTCTTGGCCCATTTACTTGTATGCCCCAATTACTAAAGGATGTGCTGGAGATTGTCGAATCTGCAAATTGCACGCCTCCCGTAGCTAAATAGAGCCTCTTGTGCGGAACACTAACTCGGAAATCGTTGTCCGCACCCTCACGCTGACCCAAGGTCGTCAGACCATTCGTCCCATCCCAAGCAGCAAGAGCAAGATAATCATAACTAGCAGGATGCAGAGCAGCGATTCCAACGCCTGTGAGCATTCCTGACGTCTCAATGGTAGAAAGACGCGAGTCATTGAGGGTGATCTTAGCTCCGGTAGCAGCAGGCACTCCTGAGCTATTGTAGAGGCCCGTAAACAAGGCGTTTCCGGTGCTAACGAGACTGGTGGCCAGATTACCCGAAGTATTGTATAGTCCGGTCTCGACGATGTTACCTGTGCTGATGATAACCGAGGCGCTGACCATGTTGCCGGAAGTGTTGTAGAGGCCCGTAAACAAGGCGTTTCCGGTGCTAACGAGACTGGTGGCCAGATTACCCGAAGTATTGTATAGTCCGGTCTCGACGATGTTACCTGTGCTTATGAGGTTCGATGAGCTAACCATATTGCCGGAGGTGTTGTAAAGACCCGTAAACAAGGCGTTTCCGGTGCTAACGAGACTGGTGGCCAGATTACCCGAAGTATTGTATAGTCCGGTCTCGACAATGTTACCTGTGCTTATGAGAGTTGACGAACTCACCATGTTACCGGAAACATTGTATAGCCCCGTGAAAAGAGCGTTGCCTGAATTTATAAGTCTCGTGTCCAGATTGCCCGAAGTGTTGTAGAGGCCCGTATATAGGAGGTTGTGCGATGCGGTCGCAGCGGCTGCTGTTTGGACTCCCGTGGACATTACGACAGTTAGATTGTCACCTATCGAGTCAACGCTTGCTCCGCTCGCATAAGAAAACGCTGTCCCTTGAGTCGTGCCATCATTGAAAGCTATGCCGCTTACTCCGAGACTTATGCCCGTTAGCGAAGCTATGTTGCCGCTTGCAAAAACAGATCCACTAGCAGGGTATGTTAGAAATACTGTGGCATCTCCAGAAAGATAGATTGGAACACCATCTCCGCTAGCGCTTGCTAGTACGGTGTCTCTGGTCAAAGTATTTGAACTATAGGTTCCTATGCCAACTTCCCAGTTGGTCACTTCCTCAATGGCATAGAAGGTTTGAGAACCATTATCTAAAACAGAAAAATCTTGGTAGCCACCAAGAGAGCTTGTTAAAGATATCGTTCCTATACCTACGGTGGTGCTACCCTGTTTTACCCTGTCTCGTACGAATATCATTCGAACAACCCCTCTGCTTTACTTAAAGAATATATCGAGGTCTCCGCTCGCAAATGTAAAGGTGTCTCCATTAGTAACATTCTTAGGTGTTGTAAGCTGTCCATAAAGGAGTATATTTGCTTCAGAGCCTCCTGCGTCAGCAATAAATACCCCAGAGACATATCCCCAGCTAGAAGTGGCTGTGGGAAACGTTATCTCTTGAAAATTATTGGTTTGCCCGGAAGTCGCCGGAGCGGCCCAGTAGTCGGTGCCGGGCCCCCCTGAAGCTCTAGCGTAAGCACCTCCGCTAAGTTCTTGACCAAAACTACCACTTTCAAGAGATCCTGAATTATAGTTTCCAACCAACCCTACATATATACCGGTAGGAGAGGCAAAAGTAATCTCCTTAAAGATATGGCCTATTAGACCAGACTCCAAATAGTGTGACATTGCAGACATATTTTTCTCCGCATTTATTCAGGAGTTTTTAATTTCACCGCATCTTTCCCACCAATCAATGTTGGGAATGTAATAGCATCTTTGGTTAGAGACTTTTTGTCTCCCTCTTTCTTTTCGGATTGAGAACCCTCTATTTTCAACTTAAGAATATCTTCAAGAGTTGGGACCTCAATATCTGTATCAATGGCCCACCTAACATTGTGTTCTTCGGCCCACGACCGCATTCTTCGAACAGGAACTATGAGATTAAAGGTCTCTCCAGCCCCACGTACCAGCATGCCTACATATTGGCCCTTTTTGTCCCCTGATCTTTCTGATAGGAAAACGCCCCCTCCAGAGCTACCGGGGAATGCCGTTACCGTAGTTTGGTCAAATACAACACCGTCTCCGCTCCCAAGATTGAGAACTCGACCCACTTGAGAAATAATACCTCGCGTCATTGAATTAGAGCCTTGTTGTCCAAGTAAGGAGCCAACATGGTAAAGCTCTGTTCCAATAGCTACGGGAGTATCGTCTTTATAGAAATCTCCATTCTGCTGAATGAAATCCCTTTTTCTAACCATAAGTAAAGCCAAGTCTTCTCCCTCGTCGGCAGAGCTATATTTGAGAACCTTGGCATCCATCTTAAGCTCTCCTACTCGACGACCGTTTTCTATAAGCTCTTTGACGATTTGAGCATCTTTAAACTCAACTATCTGAACGGATCTTCCGTCTCTAATTGTCGTTCTGACAGATCTAAGATTATCAATAACATGTCCAGCGGTCCACACAAAATTGATTTTTTCTGTTTTGTTAGGGCCAACCCTTACGTCTCTAGTGATAATAATTCCAGACCCTTCGCTAAAACCTGATTTAACAGTCACCGATATATCCTGAAGTTTTTGATAAAGCTCCTCGTCAGCTTGAGCTTGAAGGCAAGAAAAAGCGACCAACAAAGAGGCAACCGAAAGAAGAAATCTTTTAGATCTAAATAACATTTGGTTTTCCTTTCCATTTAAAAAAAACCGCCTTTAGCAATACCACATATTAAGGTTCACTAAAGACGGCTTAATTGTTTAATCATCAGAAAAGTAATCTTAGAATGAACCAAGAAGAACTCGTCTATTGTCTAGAACGGCAAAGCCATGCTCCGCCCATCCATAAAGACCTGCTCGTCTCTGTCGATGAAGGGTGTCGTCCTCAAAAATCTGAACATTTTCGCGAACCGGCATAACAAAGCTATCTTGGCGACTCAAGTCCAAACCAACAACAATTTCATTGTCGCCAGTAGGCAAACTTCCGCTTAAATCAGATGTATAGAAGTTTTGATATTCTTGACCCTCACCAAGTTCATCCAAATCATGTAAATTGACTTGGAAGATACGAATTAGAAGACCGCCATCTTGCGTGATGAGTTCTCTCCGAGTTACGGGATCAACTTCATCAACGCCCCAGTTTCGAATGTCTTCGATACCTTCTGGACTAAGATAAAGATCAGTCAGTGTACCTCGATCAATCGAGGTGCTATTACCTCCACCATTTCGACGTACAACCGTTTTCATTAACGAGACAAGTCGCTTGGAAAAGACACCTGTAGCAGCATCGGAATCGTAAACCAAAATATTACGATCAACGCCAGCGCTAAGAATTGTATGGAAACCGTCGTCGTTAAGTTTCTTGGTAAACTGACTTTCCATAACGCTCATTGCGCGCCCCACGATATCCCATCGAGCATCGCGTGCGTACTTCAAGAGCCAGTCGATTGATGCACCCACATCATAGGTCGGAACCATGACATAATCGCCTTCAACATGTCTCTCTGGAATACGTCCATGATTAGGAATAGTGTATGCCACGAAATCTTTTTCGGTTCCCGGAGCAAGGAAATCCAAGGGAAATTCGCTAGTGCTACCGGATTCAAGACGAATAGTTTCAAATATGCCGTCTAGAATATTTCCGCTCATAACCCCTTTTCGGAGTGGCAGCTCAAGAGCTTTAGCAAGCTCGGCTGTCGCGGAAAGAGACTCCTCCTTTTTGAGCGAACCAGCTCTTACGAGCAATTCGTTCATTTCGGGAGTTGGCTCAAAAAACTTTCTGTTAGCCATTTTTATCTCCTAAGTTTATTAATTAATTACCATGTGATGTCTATTTGGACCTTAGCATAGCCATCTTCATCTTTAATAGACAACAAACGCCCTACTCGAAGGCCACCATTATCAAAATGTGACAGCCAGCCGGGACCTACAGACGAAACATACAGGGAATTACCAATATGAGCGGCTGTCGGAGTGCCGGAGAGGTTATTTGTGACAACAAATCCGCGTTGGAGTAGCAGAACCTTACTTCCCAGTTGGACTTCGTCCTTCTGAAAATTCAAGTGCTGTCTCGTTAGGTCGAGATTTACGACGTCATTAAGCAAAAGTCCAGCCGGAGCTTGGAAATCTGCATTGACTGTTCCGGTCGGAGCCTGAACCCTCTGGTTGGAGGAATCCATTGCCGAGCCAGAGCCCGCCTGACCCACATCGAACATTACGATTTTACCTCTTTCACCAGTTTCATTCATAAAGAAACTAAGATCTGTGAGGTGTTCATTTCTATCTGGTTTAAGTGCCATTTTGTCTATTCTCCTAATTCTTGATCAAGAACGTAAGTATTAACCCACTCACGAAGATTGGCACGCGTTTGGTTTGATTCATCTTCTGTGTCTTCGGAAGCAACAGACATGTCAATCGTTTCCTCTACAGAGGCTGTCTCAAGAACCTCTTCGTCAACCTCAGAAGCTTCTGCTTCTGCTTCTTCGTGATTCTCTGGCTCAGATTCTGCGGCTTCTGTGCTGTCTTCAGCATCAGACTTGCCCTTTTTCTTATCTTCTTCGTCGTCATCGTCCGAAGCCATCTTTTTCTTATAATTATAAGCCGATTTCAAAGTTTCTGCCATAGCTTCAAATTGCTCATCATTCAGATTGTCAAAAAGATCAATCTTTGCAGCAGCCTCTTCTTCAGAAAGACCAGCTTCAATAAGGGCAAGCATTCTATCCGCTTTAGCTTTTTCTTTTTCCATAGATTGGATCAGATCCTCAGCTTTTGTTCGGGCGTCAGTTTCTGCTGAAAGCTTAGCTTCCAACTCCTCTGATTTAGAAACTTCCGTTTCCAAGCTTTCGTTGATTTGGCGATGAGATTCACCCAGAGCATCTACCGTTTCGGTAAACTCTGCGATCTGTTTCTCTAAGCCCTCAACATTTGCTTTAGAAAGCTTATCAGTAAGCTCCTTATTTTCACCCTGAACGTCAGCTAGAGCTTGTTTAAGCTCGCTAATCTGATTGTTCAAAATATCAGTAGACATATTTAAATTCTCCTGTCTTTCTTTGCTGGAAAATAATTCTTCTTCTACGTTAACAGATACACCATCGACGTTAGAAAACGGGTTTTTCGTTACTGAGGCATTAGAAAAATCAAATATATGATCACTATCAAATATGATACTGTCGGGATTGGCAGGCCTTTCCACAAAACCTTTTCCAGAAAAAGTTATATTTCTGAGCAACCTTCCAACCTTGTGGTCTTGATAACCCCCTGTGCCTCCGTAGCTTCTTAAATGCTTGGTGAGAAATGATGTCTCTTCACTTCTGGCTATAATATGATTTTTATTGTCGGGAGTAACGACAGCATAATCAAAGCCACGGAAGATACATTCCATCGACACAAACATCTCTCCATTTTCTATCTTTTTGATTAGATCTTCTGCTCTAGCTTGATATTCTGGATCTTGCCATTGTCTATAAATAACAGAAGAAACAAGTAAATGGTAAAAATCTGGCAAATCGGATTCACTGCAATTTTTATCAATAAGATTAAAATTAGAATCTACCGGCCAGCTACCTATAATCCCACCAACTATCTGTTTTTCATCGTGTTCTAAATTGGCAGGTTTATGTTTTGGAGTTTCTTTCGCTCCCCACACCTCTGACTTATTAAAGACGTCGTCATTCTTATTCCAAGAAGCGCTGACTAAAATAGAAAAGGTTTGATATACATCCGAATCCGAAGTATCGGCTTGGGAACGAATACTATCTAATTTGTGGGCAGAAAAAATGATTTCATTTAATTCTGAGCTTTTAATCTCTGGATGCGCAGGGCATAGCTGCGATACGTAGGCCAAAGAAGTCTGTTCCTTGATTTGTTTTTCAAGCCCAGCTTCCTTTTCGGCACCAAAGACAATAATGTTGCTCATAATTTACCTCTCGGAGAGAAATTACACCAAATAGTGGATTTATGAATAGTTCTCTTGGTAGTACACATAAAACGATGCTTTCAGCTTCCTGACTTCTTCAACAGTAAGCCGTCGTCCTATTTCGCTGGCGGCTTCTGAAATCCAAACCTCACACTCTTTATAAACGTCTTCAGGTATGGGGGCATCGCTAACGGCACCAGCAATAGAAGTTGGACTAACCTCTTCTTCTGCATCAAGATTGCAAAGCAATTCAAATTTTATTCTCTCGGATTCAGCTGATTCCTCTGAAGTTAGGCTCCTCATATTTTTCTTATCAAACTGAGCTAAAATAGCTGGGTTTATAAATTCAGATATCTTTTCCTGAGCGTCCTTGGCCCAAATCTCTAAAGAGGCCCTTCTTTTAGGCTTGAATGTTCTTTTCTCTCTAGGGACTTCGTCCCGAGAATTTTTAGGACGTCCCGGCTTTTCTTGTGTCTTAACGTCTTCATTAAATGGTAATTCCAGTTGCTTCTCTTTCTTTTGGGTTTCTTGTTTTTGTTTTTGTCTAAGTTCGAGAGCCGACTCGTCACCATCTTTCTCTTCAAGCTTTAAACCAACCTGACTAGGAGATACAACCCCCGTTTGGAGAGCAACCTTTTCTAAGGAGAACTCTTTGTCTACGGCATGATAAGGACTGATCTTTTCAGACATAGTGCCACTGTTCCTTCTCTTTTCTTCATTTGCAAGTCTTTTTCTTTCGATGGCCGGATCAGCTTTGGCGTTACGCTGGACCAGTTCATCACTAATTATATTTCGGTCTGCCAGATTAATCATTAGTTGAGTCATTGCAGCAGGATCATCTAAATGCATAAAATCAAATTCTACCTTGGGTCTAAAGCGAAATCCCATTGCGTCTTGAACTATCTTGGTTTGCTCGCACCAAAAATCAACAACGATACTTCTAACATAATTAAGTCTCTCTGTAAGCGTTTTAAGGGAGATGAAATTGTTTGTGGTTCCAGAGGCCCCAAATGTTCCAGTCAGAGTAGGTGGAATTCCAAGACATGCGTAAATAGCCATTAAGGTGGGCTTGTACTTTTCCTCCCCCAAAAATCTTTGAACATCAGTTCCGGTTTCTATCAATTCAATATCAGGACCCCAAACAATGTCAATTGTACCTCCTCCCACATTCGTTCCTAAAATTTCTCCCAAAGAAGCAGCCGCCGTAGAAGTGGGAGCTAGCTTGTGTTCCAAGCTTCCCAATTTCCACACCCTAATCTTAGATATAGCACCATCTAGAGCTGCCTGATCTGCTAGCTTCAATTTTTCGTATAAAAGCAAGTCCTTAAAGCAAGCATACGTCATGGGGTCTGCCCACTCTTGCCAATCGTCCTTTTTGTAAGTGAGAAAGAAAGTCTTGTCGGGGGGAAGCAAGATACCGCGAGAGGTTTCCGCCGAACTTAAAATCTCATCCGGAATTTGGCTCAATAAAGATCTTTCTGCTGGATTGACACTGTTTTGTAATTTTTTCAACTCTCTTTTTATAGTATTAGGAATCTTCATTCTATAAAGCTTGGTTCCAGTCATGCTGGAAAGAGGCCCCCCCACAACATCTATTAAGAGAGGATCAAGAAAAATGTACTGCCACGGAAGCTCTCCCTTTTGAAAATCTTTATTGTTAATGATGGCCTGCATGTCGGGGGTCGCCATAGACTTTTGCATTTCAAGTCGTTTTTGTTTACTGAGCTTGGCAGTCTTCATTCTT